CTTTCTTGAACTTAGGCGAGTACTGCTTTAATGCGTTTGCATAAAGTTTACGATAGTCTTGCCAAATCATTTACTCTGGTATTTGTAATGGTTGGAAATCGTCAGCTGATTGAAGTGAAGATGGAATGTAAAGTTTTTCCATTTCCGCTTCTGGTATGTAGTCTGGTATTTCAATTCCCATAATGTCCATTTTTTGCTTTGGAGCAATCCACCAAGCCTTATCTAACCATTCTACTTGCTCGTTTTTGTTTGCCTCAAGTTCGCCATAGATAGATGCATCAAAATCTACATAAATATCAGTTCCTTTATACCCCCAGTCAGAGTGTAGCTTTCTGTTGATGTTATCTCTAATACCAGTTAATAATGGTAACGCACAACGTAATGTCAAAGCCTTCTCGCCTTCTCTTTGGTTATTGTAAGTCTTGTTGTCGCTATCGTTTAATAATTGTGCCGGTACCCCGTAAATATTGCAAAGTGCTTTCATATCCCACTTCTCACTCTCAATAATATCAAGTTCTACCGGACTTAATCCTATTTGTTTCCAATCTACTTTATATCCACTAACTGCAATAGAGTTAAAGTTACTTGCACCACCTTTCTCGCTAACCGCTTTCTTTAACGCTTGTGCTTGTTGGCTTCCACTCATTGGGTCAAATCTATCATCGTTCATAAAAAGAACTCCAGCTGGACCTCCATTCTGGAAAGATGCAACCGCTGCAGTCTTGGCTTCGTTCGAACGAGTCAAGTTTTTCGCAGCAGCCATTAACGGAGATTGTCCATACAATTGATTTCCAGTAGTATTCCATTGTGGGTTAAAGTATTTGTCTTGTAAAATTTCTTGTTTGCTAAAGTCCCAAAGTGGTCCATAGTTTAATTGATAACCAGCTATTGTTGGAGGGAATTTTTGAATGTCTGCAATGATATACATATACTGTGCTGGTAAAACGTACAACTCATATGGTTTGCCGTTATTGTTACCACCTTCAATCATTTTAGCGTACACAAATGAATTACCAGTAACTAATTTGAAACCAGCCCAAGCCTCAATGAAATCACCCCAAGTATCTTGCTCGTTAGGGTATTTTAATAATTCATTTAATCTACCATCGTTCTTATATATTTCAAATGCTTTGCTATGTAATTTATGTACTTCTTTCCAGTTCTCAATCTTATCTGGTTGGCTCATTAAAGCCTTGTACTTCTTAGCAGCAACTTCATCTACTACCTTGTAAACATGCCAGGGGGCTATCTTTGCTTTATCAGTAATTAACTTTACAATTGAATAAACTATATCGTTTGCTTGGTAACCATCATTTACAAAGCTAATATTATCGCCACCTTGCCAAGTTACTATCCCTTGTTGTATTGCTACTTGTCCGTTAAAAGGAATGTTAGGTAAAATAGTGTTTAGCTTCTGTTTTGTTTTCAAGAAGTCAAATAATCCCATTTGTGTATATTTTAGTCAAAGTTAAAGATTTTATATTAGAATACGCTTACTTGGAATTTAGGAGTGTATTCAAAAATCATCCTCATTGCCAAACAATCGCTAAAGTCTGGAGAACGACCTATTAAGGCTTTTACTTTATCCTTTGGCATTACTCCTTTTTTCCCATCGTTATCTACTGACTTTTGTTTTACTTGCTCTAACTCTTGTATTATCTTTTCTTTAGTAGTGCCACTTGCATTAATAAATATTTTGTTATCGTTCATTAACTCTGCTAACTTAAAGTAACATTGAGATTTAAGGTTATCAAAGTTTTCTTTTTGTCTTGTTATAGGGTTTTCTAATGGAGAACTATTGTTTACAAATCCTTTGCATCTAAGTATATCTACAACACCACCTCCTACTCCATCTTCATCGACTACTATTTGTGAGTTAGGTACTTGATGCTCTGCTTGGAATTGTTTTATAATTTCAGCCACTTCAACAACTGACTTACCGTTGTATTGATGAAGTTTAACACGAAACCCATCCCAAATACCAATGACAGTACTATCAGAGCCAAAACGTGCAACATCACAAGTAATATAATGTGGACCAGTAGGTAAATAACCGCTATTAAAAGCATCAAGTATTTTATCATATTCGATTAGTATTGATGGGTCGTTAGAGTATTCCCAGTTACCAAATAGCAAACGCTCCTTTGATACTGTATCTAAGGTTAAAAGGTTTTCCTTATAGTGCTTTGAGATAAATGGATTATCGTCAATTAAGGATGCGATGAATTGTTTATTCTTTGCTATTGTGCCGTCTACTTGTGGCTTATAGAACTCCGAGTAGGTCCAGTTCTTTGCTGGGTTACAAGTGTAAAGTACTTTAGGGATTAGTTCGTTTTCGTCAAGCTGGTATCTTATCCTTGACTTTATAATATTTCGTGCCTTATCTTCTATCTGGTTAGCTTCATCTATAAATGCATCTGTAATCTCTAAAGAACCTAACTCATCAAAGTTTGGATCGGAAGGGTAAGCGTAAAGGTCTTTAAGTAGAATCACCGAGCCGTTAAATAATTCTATTTGGCTCATCTGACCATTGTACTTGTAATGCTTTCCAGCTTCTAAGCCTTGCATCTTGGCAACTTGAAAGAACGATACTAATGTAGTTTCTTTAAGTGTCTTTAATACGGCACGACCTATTAAGCCTCTTGTGTTTGGGTATTTAAGTCTTTGTTTTAACTGCCAGTAACAACCTAAAGCGGTTTTGCCACCACCAGCCCCACCGCCAAATAAAATCTCATTTGTGGTTTTATCTTCAAGTAAATCTAAGGCTATGGTTTGTTTTATTGATAATTCCATTATAGGCTACCAGTATTTCCTACATAAGTTTTTTTCTCCTCCCAAGTTATGTTTACTCCACCGCTTACTTCTACCTCTGTTGATTGCTTAGGCTTACCCTCTAATCGGTCTAAGATAATCTCATAGGCTTTAAGGTCGCCCTTTCTTGCCTTAGCTATAATCTGCATATCCAATTGCTCTGCTATGCTAAATTCCTCCTCCTCTCCAGTTACTGGGTTCCTTACCTTAGTAACTAATTCGAGTAAACGCAAAAGCCTTGTCTTGCTATTTTGCACTCCCTTAGGTCTTCCTGGTCCACCAGGATTGCCTACTTGGAATGGCTTTAAGTTTTGCTCATTTGCCATATCTCACGATTTTTTCTCGTTTTACAAAGGTACTCCGTTCTTCTTGATAATCAAGGTTGGGTCAAGTTTCTTCATTCGGTCTACTATAACTTGGCAATATTTAGGGTCTAATTCCATGCCATAACATTTGCGTTTAAGTTGGTGTGAAGCTAACATTGTAGTTCCAGAACCTAAAAATAAATCTAAAATTGAATTTGACTTTTTAGCTATTTCATCTATAATTTGAACTACTAAAGTTATTGGCTTTGGTGTTGGATGATTTCCTTGTTCTTTTCTATTATTTTCACCTCCAACATTATTTACTGAAAAAACTTTTTGTTCGTGTCTTGTTTTATCATTGTGATAACAATACATAGTTTCAAAATGTCCTGCTTGCCAACCATTTGTTTTATGCCATATATGTTTTGATGTTACTTGTTCCAAAAATGGTGGGAACTCTAAATTATCCCAAAACCATATCATTAAATTATCACAAAATAATCTTGAATTATTAAATGCACCATCTATATTTTTTATCATATCGTGCATTATTTCGCTATTATTTGGGAATGGAGGGTCTGTAAATACCATATCTGCCTTTTGTCCATTCATTAGCTTTGCCACTTGTTCGCTATCAGTACTATCCCCACAAAGTAATCTATGTTCTCCTATTTCAAACAAATCGCCTAATACTATGTCCGTTTCAACTCCGCCATCTGGTACTGCAAAACCATCTTCTTCAGCTTCTAATACCTCTGGCTCAAAGTTTGGTATATCTAAACCCCATTCGGTTAAAAGTTGCTCATCCCAGTTATTAGCCAAATCTTCCCAATCCCACTCACCATATCCTACGTTATCCTTTACAATAAACTCTTTCTTTTGTAAATCCGTAAGGTCTTTGGCTTGTACTACTGGCACATCTGTTAGCCCAGCTTCAATACACGCTTTTAATCTCATGTTGCCCCCAAGTACAACATTGTTCTCATCTATTACGATGGGTCTAAGTTCCAACATTTGGGGGAAGGACTTAATAGACTCCACAAGTTGCTTAAACTTATGGTCTTTAATAATTCTTGGGTTTTCTGGGTTCGGTTTGATTTGTGATATTAGCATCTGCCTTGTTTATTATATGGTTTTACTGGTTTGTCTTTTGGACCAGATGTTTTTTTAGCTTTGCCGCCTTTTCTACGACCAAAACTTACTTTATTTGAGTTATTTGCCTTCGCCATATTTTTCTATTAATTCGTTTAATTCAGTTCTTGACCATTTGTAAACCTTAACCTTAGTTGCTATTGTCTCCAATCCTTTAACCGCTTGTTCACCTAACTTGTTTACTAATCCTATTCTATACATTGCTTGGTTGCCATGTTTATACATATTGCACCCAGCACATTGTAGGTTAATATTCCATTCATTAAACCTTAAAGCGGAATACCCTTTAACTGGAAAATAATGCCCAGCTTGATTTGCATTTTGACTTCCGCAAGATATACAAGGCAAACCTTCATCTCTTTTGCGAACGTATGCGTTAATCACCTTTTGTGTTTTTTCTAATAGCTTAGGTAATGGAGTTAATGCCATATGGCAAAGTTAGGGGTTATGTAGCCTAAAAACAACAGTTCGACCATTAACCTCAAATCGCTTCTTTTTTAATGGGCTTAATCCTTGCCTTAAAGCATACTCATTGACCTTAGTTGTTCTAACTGCATAAGCTATGCTTTTAAATATGGTAACTTCTTTTGTTTCTATGTCAATCATTTTTATTGGTCTTGCATTTTCAGTTCCACTTGCTATCATAATGTTCGTTCTATTATTCTTTTTACAATTTCTTTTATCAGTTCCCAAATGGCAATTATTATAATTATTTTACCCATTTTATAAGTCTTTTAATTTCAAAATAAGTATTTGCAGTAGTTAAAAGAATTAGTGCTAAAGGAACACTAATAAAAAAAAATTTAATCCATTTCATAGTTTAAAGTTTAATGCCCAGCCGTTTACATAACCAACACCCATTTGTTAATTAATAAATTTTAGCTGGGCAATTATTTAATTAAATAAGTTTTTTTGTTTTCTTTCAACAGTTACAATAGTATCATTATGGCTTGATCCATGAGCTACTAATAAAACTTCAATTAATTCAAAACCATTTTTTATTCCAATACCATTTGAGTTCCAACCGCAAGTTATTACAATACCTTCAGTTTTAGTTATTCTGCCTATTTCAGTTTTAAATTTTGCTAAAAACCCACTATTTGTGTCATGCATAGTAACAGTTTTATTTAATTTTTTATAACATTCTGCTACTTGCCTTCCAGAATAAGGAGGATCAAATAATACCATATCAATACTATTATCATCAAATACTTTTAAAAAATCATTAGCATCCAAATTATAATCACAATTGTATTCGTTATCTAAATCATTAGATATATATTTATTTTTTATATATTGTTTAATTGACATTTCATTTGCAAATGGATCAATTATAATATTTTTATTTTCAGAATATTTAAGTATTAAATTTCTAATACATTTTATTTTAAAAGTTCTTGAGTTTGGCATTTCCCAAATTCTATTTATAATCATATTATTTATATTGGTTTTTTAAATACTCATTCATTGCGTTACGATTAGCCTCTTTGTCTGTATCATTTGACATTCGGTTAGTATCGCCCATAGATTTAAATTGTGCGTGTGCCTCCTCTTTTGCATTAACATACGCTTGATGCCTTTGTTCACGATATACTTCTAACATCTCAAAAAATGTAGGCATATCCATTCGGTCATAAACTTTGCCGTATTTAAACTTAGGCAATCCATCTAAGAATAGCATAATATCCTCAATAGCTAAATTATCCTCCTCTGCTGTTTCAATCAAAGCCAAACTTAAATCATAAATCTGCTCTGTATTCATTCCCACTCTTAAATTAAAATTTAAAAGAGTTCTTGTTATTTGCTTACCTAATACAGTTGCTATTTTATCGTTTCCGTAAATTTTAGCTATTTGTGGTAACCTTTGGTCTTTAGGTATGTTTTGCATAACCGACAAATGATTTGGTTCTCCCTTTTCTTTGTATCGACACATTTGATTATGTACCTCTCCAGTACTACCAACCGCCATTGCGTTTAAAAGCAGTCTGGATAAACTGTTCTTCGGTAGCGTGGCTAACTCTTGATTTTGTTTGATTATTTGCATTTGGCTTATAATTTTTGTCTATAAAAGTTCCTTTTGTCATGTCTTTTGCCATCCAATTTTTTGCGGTGGCAATCCAATCCCTTTTTTTGTTTCCAGTAGAATCTGACCAATTTTTTATAACCTCGTGATAGTAAGTAAAATTAGCACCTTCATATTGAGTACCCAAAAAACTTGCCTCAAATATTTTTATATCATTATAAATACTTTCACTAAAAAGAGTTTGTGTAGATACTTTCCTCTCCTTTACTTTAGTTTCCTTTTCTTTACTTTCTTTTACTTTACTTTCCTTTACTTGCATTGCATCGGCATTGCATTTGCTATGCATTTGCATTGCATTTGCATCATCGGAAACATTATCCCAGCGTTTTTGTGCTGCCAATCTTGCTCTTTGAGTTTTCTCAATGTAGGGTTGTAAATAGTATAACTGTTTGATACTAAAAAAGTTATCTTGCTCATCTATTGTAAATAAATCGTAATTACAAACTACTGCCTTGACTTTTGGTTCACTTGTTCCCATTTCATCAGCTAATAGGTCTAAGTCTACCATTGGATACTTAAAATCTAATTGCTCCCTAAGAATTTCTAATAATTGGAAGTAAATAGCATAACCTTCTAACCCAAGTTCTTTTTGTACTCTTTTCAGTTTCCTATCGTGCCGAGCATTGGCAAAATGTGGGAAATAAAATGCATCTTTTTTCATAAATAAAAAAGGCTCTCGGCATCCACACCAGTCGGATTGGTGCTTCAGCTTTGAGCCAATAAGTTTGTAATAGGTATCCGACACCTTTGACAAATATACTAAACTAACCTATAACGTGCAAATTGTTTGTTTTTGTTGTATTCCATTTCAGTAACAATTTTTAAGCCTTCATTCTTTAGCTTATAAATTACTGCTGCTAATCTAAAGCAGCCAAATTTATTTAAGGCTTGAATAGGGGTAATAGTTTTTCTACTTAATAGATACTTTTTAATTTGTTCTTTTTGGGTTTTCATAGTTGTTAAAGTTTTGTTAATGTTTAAAATGGCATATTATCAGCGTCTTCTTGCTCTTGTTTATTAGAGTTTGCGTATTCTTTTTTAGCATCAAATTTATATTCTTTGCCTCTGCCGCAATACTCTTTTTTAGCTTTCTCTGCTCTTTGTTCTTGACTTTGGTTATTCCAAACAGTTAGGACATTTCCCTTATCGTCTGGTTCTTTTAAATAATCTACTGCAATGTTTGCATAGTGCTTAATACCAGATTTAGTTTGTACTGGTTTCCATTTAATGTCTTCCATACA